CGATGAGGCCGAAAACACCATGAATCCATCTCCCGACATCAGCTGCAAGCTATGCCAATCCGCGCAAACGGGTTCTGGTGCTGCGGTCAATTACAGATGCGTCAGTTGCTGCGTTCGCCTGCTGGGCAGGCTGCATTCGCGGGAGATGGTAGCGGGGATGTTGCGGAGTATTGAGCGCATCACGGACGACATGCCGGAGCACATCGGGCGCGTTCGGGATGCTTGGAAGGATTTTGTAGTGCAACGCAGTTCAACAAAGGAGAACTGAGATGAAAAAGCAAAACGGGTTCACAACAATAGAGGGTGTTGTCGTGCTGTTCTATTTGGTGGTTATTGTCGGCGGCGGCTACGGCTGGATTGCAAACGTCGTCAAGCTTTTCCATGCCGACTTCGGCCACATCACCGGGGAGTTGGTGCTGCGCGGTATTGGTGTTGTTGCGGCTCCGCTGGGCATGGTGATGGGGTACCTGTAAGCGCTTGGAAGACTATGTTGAGGGAGGAAGGAAATGAAGAAAACAGGATGGTTTCCGCCAGAGGTAAAGCCGGTGCATGTGGGGGTGTACGAAACAGAGGAGCCATATGGTGGGCGTTGGTTTAACTATTTTGATGGCAATGAATTCCATTACGGCCATAACAACGTTTCCGAAGCTTTGGGGCGAATCGAGAACCCCCAGCCCGCTGCCGGGCATGCTTCTGAAATGCTGGCGCGGCCTAGCCGAAAAGCCGCAGCTATGACTCCCGAAGAGATAGTCGCTCAATGCGACGCCGAGAATCGCAGGGCCATCAAGGCAGCTGGTGGCGTGGATTCTGACGTGATGATGGACATGTTAAATGCAGCCAGCATGCGCGGATTCACTCTCGGCCAGAACGTAGCTATATCCATATTGCAGGGTGCGCTGGCTGTAAAGCTTGCGTCGATTGATAAGAGGGAGGAACGGGGATGAACATCGCAACAACACGCAACCTAACTGATAGCGCCTTGGCTTATCTGATTGCGCGCCCAGGTGAGCAATTCGATACGCAGCACATCGCCGATTTCTACGAATGCCATGTAACGACGATGCGAAAGGTACTCAGCCGGCTCGTCAACAAACAGGAAATCATGGCAGAGAAGGCGGGCAAGACTCTTTACTGGTTCGAGCAGGCAAAGAAGGTGCCAAAAGAAGAGCCGCGCCGCTCCCCGATCACACCAAAGACCTATGCGCTGCCTGCAGTGCTGGCTGAGCGGGGCAGGGAGATTCAATCGAGCCGGGAAGCGTTCCCGAGTCGGCATATTTGAGGGGGGGCTATGTTCAACAAAAAACGAATTGAGGCACTGGAAAAAAGACTTTCCGATGTCGAAGCGCAAATGAATGTTGGCACTGGTGACTTTGACGAAAGGCCCGGTGAAGTATGGGGAATGCCGTTCGTTGAGCGGACGGAAAAGCAAATAGACATTAGAAGGGCATTCTCGGCGCTTCTGAATCACCTTGGGGTGAAAATTGTTGTTATAGACGAAAAGACCGAAACAACGCCGGAGAGCGTAACGCTTGAGCCAATCAACAAGCCAGCGACAAAGCGCAAGAAATGACTGACGAAATCAACGTCCCAGCCCTGCACTTCGTCGGTGGCCGGCTAAACCCGGAGCCGAGCAGGGCGAAGGAGGCGAGGTATTACGGCGATCCGGCTGCATGGGTCAAGTTTGGGAAAAGAGAGGGGGCGCAAGTGGATCGACAGACCGACAAAGAAAAGGCCGACACGCTGCTAATGGAGTGGTATCGCTGGACGAAGCTCTACCGCCCGAATCTCGGCGCACCGAAGATCGCCCCTTACTGCCGGCAGAGCCAAAGCAGCAAGCAGTACGAGGACGCATCCGACCTCACGCACGACAGGGTCTATCAAAACGAGATGAAAGCAGTCGATTTCTGCGTGGACGCGATTGCCGTGCCCATGCAGCAGGCGATTGGAACGGAAATGCGGAATCGGGAAGTGCGGGCCAAGATCTGGCGCGATACGGGTAACCGGCAATATGCGGATGCGCTGGCGCTGGTGATGGTGGTGATGAGGAAGCGTGGGTTGTTTGACTAACTAAGGAGGAAGAAATGGGCGTTGATTATGATCCAGTGTTGATGGTCGGGAAGGAGTTCGATAGTCCGGAAGAGGCTGCGGAATTCTTGCGCGAACATGGAATCGACCTGCCTGATGAGAATTCAGCCGAGATGGAGGATGGTCTTGGCGAATACTTGTATGGCAACGATCTGCACGGTCTTGAGTGGCAGCGATATAACGCCTACAGCTCATGGGATGGGGGCTGGCTCGGTTGGAGTCCAAGCGTTGAAGAAATCGATAAGTTCTCTAATCAGGTCAACGAATTCCGGCAGAGATGGAAGGATTTGTTTGGCGAAGAGTCGAGCCTGATTCATGCAGTGAAAATTTGGTAAAAATGCTTGTAAACCTCAAAACAATGTGCAAGAATTCGCGTGTGGGTGGAAAGTCACGCCCATAGCAAACGTAAGCCTCGCCTCGAAAGAGCCGGGGCTTTTTGCATTTCAGGAGCCAGCCATGAGCAAAAACGACCGCGTTAGAGAGCAGCTTGGCTGGAAGCTCAAGAACAAGTAGCAGCACAGAATTCTCCTCCCGTTGTTTGGGATTCGCCCGCCAGTGTGCGGGCTTTTTTATTTTGAGGCGCAGCATGCTGAAAATGCTTCGTGACCGCGTAATGGTCAAGCCGATCGAGCGTAAGGCAAGCCAAATCATCGAAACCGTTTTGCATGAGCGTTTCAACCTCGGCGAAGTCATTGCAGTCGGTCCCGGAAAGCTCAGCAAGCGCGGGAATCCGATCCCGCTTGATGTAAAGCCAGGCGACATTGTGCGGTATGGCGAGTTTCAGTTTCCAGAGTACCGGGAAGCCGGCATCAAATACCAAATCTTGCAGGAAGCGGACATAGCCGCGATTGTTGAATGAGCGACCAACTGCGCAAAGAACTGGATGAGGCAATTGATCGCCTCAAGTCAGCTCATACGCCGTTTGATTTGGAAAAAGCAATTGCTATTGCTGAGCTGGTCAAGCTGAAGATTGAGGTGGCAAATGAGTAACTTGGGTCGGCCAAGCTCATTTACGCAAGAGATTGCGGACGAAATATGTGCTCGCATAGCAGGTGGCGAAAGCCTGCGCAGTATCTGTAAGTCTGAGGGTATGCCTGGAATGTCTAGTGTATTTCGTTGGCTTGCTGATGACGACAATACAGCCTTTCGGCAGCAATACGCGCACGCGAGAGAGGTGCAAGCAGAGAGCATGTTTGAGGAAATGCTTGAGATTGCCGATGATGGATCGCGTGACACATACACAGACGAGAACGGAAACGAGCGCACTAACCAAGAGGTAATAGGTCGCTCAAGACTGCGAGTGGATGCTCGTAAGTGGGCGCTTTCGAAGATGCTGCCGAAAAAATATGGCGACAAGGTGCAGCAAGAAATCACCGGCAAAGATGGCGCTCCTTTGCTGACTGGTATCGAGGTTAAGTTTGTCAACTCAAACGGCTGAGTTCCCCGAAAAGCTGGCTTGTTTGTTTAAGCCGAACCGATACAAGGTTCTTTACGGCGGGCGAGGTGGGGCGAAAAGCTGGGGAGTTGCTAGGGCGTTGTTGATCATGGGGGCTAATCGCCCCCTTCGCATTTTATGTGCGCGTGAATTGCAGGCGTCGATCAAGGATTCGGTACACAAGTTGCTATCCGATCAGATTGATGCGCTTGGCCTTTCTGGTTTTTACGAAATTCAGCAAGCAAACATCAAAGGCGCGAATGGTACTGAGTTCGCATTTGCAGGCCTTCGATCAAACGTTACGCAGATCAAATCATTCGAGGGTGTTGATATTTGCTGGGTTGAAGAGGCGCAGACAGTCTCAAAAACCAGCTGGAATGTGCTAATCCCGACTATCCGAAAGGAAGGGTCGGAGATTTGGGTCACATTCAACCCAGACTTGGAAGAAGACGAGACTTATCAGCGGTTTGTACTGCGTCCTCCTGCTGGTTCTGTGGTTGAGAAGATCAATTGGTCAGATAACCCATGGTTTCCGAATGTGCTGCGCGATGAGATGGAGGCGCTCAAGGCTCGTGACGAACAGGCCTATCTCAATGTTTGGGAGGGTATGTGCCGGAAAGCTGTTGACGGCGCGATCTTTGCAAATGAGCTGGTTGTGGCAGAGCTGGAGAACAGACTAACAAATGTTCCTTACGACCCAAGCAAGCCGGTTCACTGCATTTGGGATTTGGGTTGGGCCGACAACGTAGCAATCTGGTTCCTGCAGATGGTTGGCATGGAATATCGTCTGATTCGCTACATGGAGGATAGCCAAAAAACTATCAGTCATTACTTGGCCGAGCGTCAGAAGTTTGGCTATGTGTTTGACACTGACTGGCTACCTCATGATGCTCAAAACAAGACGCTTGCAGCTAACGGCAAGAGTATCGAGGAAATAGTCAGGGCAACCGGAGCAAAGGTGCGCGTGATACCGCGCACATCGATTGTTGACAGCATTAATGCGGCGAGAACGATCTTCGGGGCATGTTGGTTCGATCGTGAGAACTGCGCAGATGGGATTCAGTGCCTGCGCCATTACCAATATGAGGTTGACCCTGACACGAAGATGTTCAGCAAGACGCCGCTACATAACTGGGCTTCTCATGGAGCAGATGCATTCCGCATGATCGGATTGATGGTTAAAGAACCGAGACGTGCGAAACCTCAAAAAACATTTGAAGTACCAATCGGATGGATGGGCTAAATGGCATTTGAACCACGCGACGCAGTAGAGTTCTTGCAGCAGGTAATGGATGCCGAGAGCGGCAACCGTGCCGATGCACTGGACGATCTGCGTTTCCGCTATGGCGATCAATGGCCAACTGAAATACAGAATAGCCGCCATCTCGAAGCGCGCCCTTGCTTGACCATCAACGAGACGGATTCGTACATCCGCCAAGTAACCAACAACCAGCGGCAGCAGAGGCCGCGCATCAAGGTTCATGCGATGAACGACATCGCTGATCCGAAAATAGCTGAGGTTTTGACAGGAATTACGCGCCATATTGAGGTCAACAGCAACGCAGACAATGCCTACGATATTGCATTCGATTTCGCGGCAACAATGGGCTTTGGTTACTGGCGCGTGGTGACTGATTACGTGCGCGAAGACTCGTTCGATCAGGACATTTTCATCCGCTCGATTCAAAATCCGTTTTCTGTCTACTTCGATAACAACAGCGTATTGCCGGATGGGTCAGATGCGCAGAAGTGTCTCATTGCGGACATGCTCCCGCTGTCACAATTCCGTAAGCTTTATCCGGGCGCAGATGACACCCAATTCACGGCTCGTGGTGCTGGAGATTTGAGCGCGGAATGGGTAACGAAGGACGACATTCGGATCGCGGAATATTTCTGTGTTGATCTGGTTAGAGACAAATTGGTGATGCTGTCGGACAAATCGGTTCTGTACGCATCGCAAATGCCCCCGTCTGAGGTGCTTATTCGTGCCGGCGTCGAAGTAATAGGAGACCGCGACAGCTTCCGCCGCTCTGTTATGTGGCGCAAGGTGACGGCTTCGGAGGTGCTGGAAGAGAAGAAGTGGCCAGGTAGATGGATTCCTGTTGTGCCAGTCTATGGTACGCAGATCATCATCGATGGCAAGTTGCGCCGTATGGGATTGGTGCGTAATGCGAAAGACCCACAGCGCATGGTCAACTTCTGGCAGTCAGCGCTGACTGAAAGCATTGCGCTCGCGCCGAAGGCAAAATGGCTGATGGCAGAAGGGCAGGACGAAGGCCACGAATCGGAGTGGGCGCAGGCAAATACAGCTGCTCGTCCGGTATTGCGTTACAAGCAGACTGACATTGACGGTAGAGACGCGCCACAGCCTATGCGCTTACAGCCAGAACCGCCGCCAGCAGGAGTGATTGAGGCGGCAATGGCTGCGTCGAACAATCTGCAAAAGGTCATGGGCATGTTTGACCCAGCGATTCGCAATACTCAGCCGCAGTCCGGAAAGGCGATTCGCGCCGAGCAGATGCAATCGGACAATTCCAATTTCCATTACTACGACAATCTAACGAACTCCATCAAGCACACAGGACGGATCATTCTTGATCTGGTGCCCAAGGTGGTTGATACCGAGCGCGTAATGCGCATCATCGGTGATGATGGAAAGCCGGACCTCGTAACAGTCAACCAGCCGCAGCAGGTACAGGATGAAACCGGACAAGCAGTAGAGCGCATCCTCAATGACGTAACGATAGGGCAATACGATGTTGAAATGGACGTTGGTCCTGGCTACAACACCAAGCGCATGGAGGCAATTGATGCCTTCAGCGGATTGATGCAGGGTCCGATGGGTGAGGAAATAGCGAAGATCGGTGGCGATTTGGTTGTGCGGCTGTATGACGCGCCAGGCATGGAGGCGCTTGCTGATCGCATGGCTGCCGCGAACCCGCTGTCGCAGATTGACAAACAATCTGACATACCGCCGCAAGCGCAAATGCTCATCAAACAATTGCAATCGCAATTGCGGCAGGCACAGCAGCAACTGCAAGCCGCTGCGCAGGAGATCAAGCTAAAAGCTGGCCTCGTGCAGCTACAGGAAAATGCGGAGACACAGCGCGAACACATGCGATTGGCGGTCAAGGCTCACGACATCGAAACGGAAGATGCTGGATGGAAGCGTGACGTTGCCGCTCGTACAGCGACATCGCGCCATGACACTGAGACGAAGGCACTAACAGCGCAAAATGTCGCTGAGATTCGCGGCATGGTGGAATTGTTGAAGGCAAAACTCGATGCCGCTCAGTTTGAAAAGCAGGCTGATAGAGAAGATGCGCAATTGCGCGAAAAATCCAACGAAACCGAACATATTTAACTTTCGCTGGCATTAGGCAAAGCCGACGAATGCGAACCGCCCACGAGGCGGTTTTTTTATTGCCTGCTACCGATGGCTTCATCGGGCTAAATCGTGGAGATCCCATGCAAGAAGCAAATGTTGTGACAAGTGAAAACGCGGCTGAATTTTACGCAAAGAAGTTGGATATTGCGCCTGCCCCCGCTCCTGCTGAGGCTGCGCCTGAAAAGGCAGCAGAGCCGGTAGTAGAGCAAAAAACTGGCCAAGAAACAACGGAAAGCGAGAAACAGTCGGATGAAGCAGGCAAGCAGCAAAATCCTAATCCGAAGCTGGAAAAGCGTTTTTCGGAACTGACCAAGCAACGTGAAGATGCGCGCCGGGAGGCGCAGCGGGAGCGCGAAGCAAGGGAGGCCGCAGAGCGCAAGGCGGCAGAGCTGGAAGCGAAACTAGCGCCGCCGAAAGCGGTGATAGAGGCAGATGCAAAACCAAGGCCAGATCAATTCACTGACGCTTTTGAGTATGCGGAAGCGTTGGCCGAATGGTCTACCGAAAATGCATTGAAGCAGAGGGACAAGGCAGAAGCGGAAAAGCGGGCAAATGCAGAGCGCGAAAAAGTCATCAAGGCTTGGAGCGAGCGCATTGAAACGGCAAAGAAGGAATTGCCGGATTACGAAGCCATGATTGCATCAGCAGATGTGAGCGTGTCAAACGAAGTCCGGGATGCCATTCTTGAAAGTGAGGCGGGGCCGAAAATCCTCTATCACTTGGCCGCTAATCCCGAAATTGCTGAAGCACTCAATTCCAAATCTGTTGTTTCCGCTCTCCGGGAAATCGGCAAACTTGAAGCCAAGTTGCTGCAAGAAGCGCCGAAGGAAGAAGCTGCAAAACCTGCTCCAAAAATATCTAGAGCGCCTGAGCCGATCAACCCGATTCAATCTGTCGGCTCGTCTGTTGATGTTCCCGTAACCAGTGACGGCCAATTCCACGGCACTTATGAGCAGTGGAAGGCGGCACGCAAAGCGGGAAAGATTCGCTGAGGCGCTCCAATCTCAATCAAGCCCGATTCGTCGGGCTTTTTTATTTGGAGCTTTAAATGAGTAACAACCTTCTCACCATCTCCAAGATCACCAACGAAGCGTTGATGGTCCTGGAAAACGAAACGACCTTCACTGCAGAGGTGAACCGGGAGTATGACGATCAATTCGCCGTAACTGGCGCAAAGATCGGCAACACGGTCAACGTCCGCCGCCCTGGTCGCTTCATCGGCACAACTGGTCCCGCATTGAATGTTGAAGACTTCAACGAAACTAGTGTCCCGGTTGTTCTGACGACGCAATTCCACGTCGATACGCAGTTCACGACACAGGACTTGGCTTTGTCGCTCGATGCCTTTTCAGATCGCATCATCAAACCGACGATGGCAGCCATCGGCAACAAGATTGACCGCGACGGTCTTGTGATGGCTACGCAGAACACGGCAAATACTGTCGGCACTGCTGGCACTACGCCTAACGCTCTGCTGACCTATCTGACCGCTGGTGCCTATCTTGATTCGGAGGCAGCGCCACGCGATGGAAAGCGTGCGGTCATCATCGAGCCTTTTACCGGCGCGGCAATTGTTGACTCTCTAAAGGGTCTGTTTGTGCCGGATGCGAAGATCGGCGAGCAGTATCGCAAAGGCCTGATGGGTCGTGATTCTGGCGGCATGAACTGGAAGATGGACCAGAACGTGGTTGCGCAAACATATGGCGCATGGACCACGACTGCCGGAGCCATTACCGTGAACGGGGCCAATCAGGGGCTCGCTACTGGCTGGGCATCTTCTACGACGTTGAATATCAGTGCAACGCAAAACGGCGTGCTGAACGTTGGCGACACATTCACGATTGCAGGGGTCTATGGGGTCAACCCGCAGAACCGCCAGTCATACGGCAAGCTGCGCAGTTTTGTTGTGAAGTCGGCTGTCACCCTGTCTAATGGAAACACCACCGTCACAGTCAGCCCCGCACTGATCTATGGCGGTCAGTTCCAGAACGTGACGATTTCGCCGGCCAACTCCGCTGTCATCACGCCATTCTCGATTGCCTCAACGGCTGCTGCTGCGGTAACTTCGCCGCAAAACATCCTGTTCCACAAGAACGCCTTCACCTTGGCTTGCGCCGATTTGGAGCTGCCGGAAGGTGTGCATTTTGCGGGCCGTGCAGCAGATAAAGGAACCGGCATGTCGGTGCGGATTGTCCGGCAATACACCATCAATAACGACAGTCTGCCATGTCGTTTCGATGTCTTGTATGGATGGGCTCCCCTCTATCAAGAACTCGCCTGTCGAATCGCCGGCTAATCCATCTAGCGCCATTCGTGGCGCTTTCCCATTTTAAGGAGAAATCATGTCCAATCCGGGACCAGCAAGCACAACCACTTATCAGGCTGTTGCGCCGATCGGTAATGTGGCAAAAGAGGGCGTTTTCCTGATAAGCCTTACGCCAACTGCGGTAGCAACTGTTACGACCGCAGCACAAAACTTCGCCTCAACGGGAATTGGCCTTCTGGTCGGCGACATCGTAAGCGTTGCTTTCCAGGGGGCGCAAACAGCAGGGGTAGGCGTTCTTGATGCCTATGTATCTGCCGCCGATCAGCTCACTATTCGCTTCATCAATCCGACTGCAGGCTCTGTTACGCCTGCTGCTGGAACCTATGCAGTGAGCGTGCAGCGCCCTAACGCATCGCCGTCCGTATCCAATCCGCAGTTGTCTTGGTAATTGAATTCCCCTGCTTCGGCAGGGGGTTCTAGGAGTTTCCATGCCTCAAACCAACGTACTGCGCAAGACTGGACCGACCACTGCCTTGTCTGTCGCGAACACATCGCATTCTGCGGTTGCAATTGCAGGCGTAAGTGATCAAACGAACTACGCGGCCTTCCTGAATACAGGAACGACAACGGTTGCTGTTCAGCTCGCGCAATCAAATCCTCCAGCAGCCGTTCTTCCTGCGGATGGGGCTAGTGCTGATGTGATCGTGCTGCCGCCGTCGATGACCATGCCAATGGTGGTCGCAGTGCCAGCCAATGGCTTTAGCGTAACGGCAATCGGTTCTGCTGCAGGCCCATCTCTCGTCTATATCACGCCTGTCGAATCGCTATGACACAAGCGCTTGACATCATCACGAACGCGCATATCGACATCGGTGCGCTTGCCCCTGGTGAGCCATTGGAGGCTGCTTCTGCTGCGTTCGCATTGACCACGCTGAATGACATGCTGGATCAGTGGTCAAACGATGACATGATGGTTTTCAATATCAATGAAATCATCTTCACGCTGACGCCAGGTCAGTATGTTTATACGCTTGGCGCGGGTGGTCAGATCAACACGACGCGCCCTCTTGGCATCGATAGTGCATTCGTTCGCGTTAATACGCTTGATTATCCAGTAGCGATCATCGACATCAATCAGTATGAAATGATTGGCTTGAAGTCGCTCAATGGACCATGGCCGCGAGCCCTGTACTACAACTCTGGCGTCCCGCTTGGCACCGCGACATTCTGGCCGAATCCATCGAGCGGCGAAATACACATGTTTGCGCAAACGCTGTTCACGGGTTTTGCAAATATATCCGACACGGTGACGCTGCCGCAGGGTTACAACATGGCGCTGCGCTGGAACTTGGCTGAATTATTGATGCCAAGCTTTGGTAAGTCTGATCCGGTGCAATCGGCAATGATTGTGAAGAATGCAGCCAATGGCCGCGCCCTGATCAAACGCACCAACATGCGACCGCAGCAAGTAGCGCGATTCCCTAGCATTCTTAATTCCAGCAATGCGAAAGACGCCGGCTGGATTCTGAACGGCGGGTTCGCGTAATGGCCGATTTTGGATTCGTTGGTGGTGCTTACGAGGCCCCATCGATCTATCAAGATGCGCAGGAGCTGATTAACTGGTATCCAGAGATTGACCCAACAAAGCCGGAAGGCGCACGTGGCGTAATGGCTCTCTATCCATGCCCTGGATTGTTGGCGAAGATAGCGAATCTTGTTGCGGCAGAAGTGCGGGCAATGTACGTGCTTTCTGGTGGCGCATCTATGCTGATAGTTGCCGGCAATGTGCTGTATTTGATGGATTCCTCATTCATCGCAACCAGCAAAGGAAACATTCTTTCGTCGTCCGGAATTGTGTCGATTACAGATAACGGTATTGATGCTTATATCGTGGATGGCGCAAATCGTTACACGTACAACATTTCAACCGGAGTGCTAGCTGTTGTTGCATCTACCGATGGTGCGTTTTCTGGTGCGGATCGCGTTGATTATCTCGATGATTTTTTCATCTATAACAGGCCAGGAACAAATCAGTGGGCGGCAAGTAATGCGCTTTCAAGCGTTACCAATCCGCTGAGTTTTTCCGCTGCCGATGCTGCGCCAGACAACCTTGTGACTTTGATTGCCGATCATGGAATCGTGTATTTGATCGGAGAAAAAACAACGGAATTTTGGACAAACGTCGGATCATTCCCATTCCCGTTTGCGCGCATACCGAATGTGCTGATGCAGCATGGCTGCGCAGCAAAAAATTCAGTTACTCGTTTGGGCGAGTCTGTCGCTTGGCTGGCAAATGATGAGCGCGGCCAAGCAGTCGTGATTCAGATGAACGGCTACGCGCCGCAACGTATTTCAACACATGCCGTAGAAAACGACATAGCGACGGGCGTTATTAGTGACGCGATTTGCTATTCGTATCAACAGGAAGGGCACGAATTTTACGTAATGAACCTGCCGACGCAGGACAAGACGTGGGTATATGACCTGGCAACTCAGCTTTGGCACAAGCGCGCCTATCGAGACACGCTGAACGTTCTGCACCGACATCGTAGCAACTGCGCAGCAGTATTCCAAGGCCTGAATCTGGTTGGCGATTATACAAACGGCTTGGTATATGCGCTTGATCGATCGACATACACAGACAACGGCGACGCAATTCTTCGTATGCGTAGATGCCATCACATCACAGATGAGTTGAAACGCGTTTATTACGAGGAATTGCAGATTCAATTCCAGCCTGGTGTTGGCCTTTCGACGGGCCAAGGATCGGACCCGCAAATGATGCTGCGTTGGTCGAATGATGGCGGGGCCACATGGTCCAGTTATTACCCAGTGGCGATAGGAAAAATAGGCAAATACAAGAACCGTGCCATTAAGCGGCGCATGGGCGAGGCCAGGGACAGAGTCTTTGAAGTGACCATCACTGATCCAGTAAATGCAGTGATTTTGTCGGCAAATCTGATTACATCCCCGGCTGCACACTAATGGTCACGTTTCAGCTACCGATTCCGCAAAGCCCAATTTGCGACCCGCGTACCGGGATTATTTCGCGTGATTGGTATCTGTTTTTGAACAGCTTTTATCAAGCTGCAGGATCAAGTACGGGCGGCACGGTAACAAGCAATGACACACAGCTTTTGTTCTCTCAACAGCGTGTGGTGCCAGCAGAAACGTCGAACCTTTCGCAGCGAATCAGCGGTATTGAATCTCTGCTTCTGATGATGCGTGATGAGCGATCGGAAATCGAAACACTGAAAAAGAGAATCGAGCAGCTTGAAATTCTTCTGCTTGCCAGAGAAAGAAGTTTTGGCGCGACAGTATCTGCCAATCAGCGCGTATCAAACGGTCGCCTAGACGGACCATAAGGAAACACATGGCACTCACATTCATCAAGCTGTTTCAGCCGCAACAGCTTCCCATTAGTACGCCTGCCGTTATCTATACGTGTCCGGCATCACCATCGACTTCCGTTCTGAAAAATGGGCGCATCAGACTTGTGAATACATCGGGGTCGGCTGCCACAGCAACGATGTACGCGGTTCCATCTGGTGGCACAGCAAGTGCAGCAAACGAGTTTTTGCCAGCTACCAGCATTGCAATCAACGGTTATCTAGACATAGATATTCCAGACATGGCGGCAGGCGACACATTGCAGGGCTTCGCAGGCGCCGCAACATCAATCACGATTCACGAAATGGGTGGTGTTCTGTATTCATGATGGGCAGAAATCAACTTTGCGAGCGCCTCTTTAATGCGCTGGAAGGTCGCACGAAGACCATAACCCTTGAACAATTTTCTAGCACGCTCAGCGATTGGGATCTTATTGATGTCGGAGGGGCCGTTGTGATGCTGCGCGACGCGGAAATCCATGTGGCAGCTCCTAAAGATCGACGTGGGCGATGGATTTCCAGGGCTCGCATCAAAACGGTTTTAGGCGGCATCCTTCAATCCAACGGGGTTGTTCGAACAAAAGTCATGAAAGACAACGAGGCCGGGAACGCATTTGTAAGCCGCCTTGGCTTTCAAGAGACTGGGCGCGATGCCTCCACGATTCACTATGAGTTGAAGGAACTACGCCATGCGTAACAAGCTATGGATGCTAGATATTCCGGTAGGGTTTCCGGACACCAGTGTTTATTACGATCCAGTCACGGCGGTCATTGGTGGAAGTGTCGCCGGCGGACTGATAGGAGCTGATGGCGCCGAAAGCGCAGCAGACACGCAGGCAGGAGCAGCGCGTGACGCTCAAGCATCCCAAGAGCGCATGTTCAATACCGTCAATGAACAGCAGAAGCCGTACCGAGATGCTGGATATACAGCGCTAAATCAGATTGGTGTTGGTACTGCGCCTGGAGGCCAATTCCAGCATCAATTCAACGCAACAGACCTGAAGTCTAATCTCGCGCCGAACTACGATTTTATGCTCAGTCAAGGGCTTGGCGCGGTCAATAATCAAACATCTGTATCCGGTGGCCTTATTGGTGGTAATGCACTGAAAGGCATCAACGATTACGCACAAAACTACGCATCGAACGGCTATCAGCAAGCATTCGACAACTACAACACGAATCAAACGAACATTTTCAATCGTCTCGCAAGTATCGCTGGCCTCGGACAGACATCCAACGGACAAACCGCAACTGCTGCGCTTGGATTCGGCGGGAATATTGGGTCGGCACAGTTGGCTGGCGGAGCGGCTCGTGCAGCAGGCCAAGTCGGAAGCGCAAATGCTATTTCCGGCGCATTGAACAATGCATCAAGCTGGTATATGGCAAACAATTCGCCATCTTCATCGGCTGGATATTATCCATATGGCGGAAGCAGTCTTGACATTGGGAATATGAGCTAATCATGCCACTTTCAATTCCAGATCAAACTATCGCCTCGCAGGTCAAAGTTCCTGACATGCTGACCACGCTAGGCGGCATCATGAATATTAAGAATGCGCAGCAGGCTAATCGAGCATATCAAATATCGAATGATGCGAACGAAGCGAATCTGAAAGAAAAGACAGCTATACGTGATCTAGTCAGCGATCCATCTGTTCGGAATCCGGATGGAAGCCTGAATCAGGAAAAGTTCACCGCTCGCGCTCAGGTCGTAGCGCCTACGCTTGGCGCAGGCATAGCTCAAGGAAATCTAGGAAACCAGGCATCGCAAATAGCAAATCAAGGAAGTAAGTTTGCGCTGCAAAAAGACTACATGGGGACGGCTTTGCAAACAGCGTCTGGTCTATTGCAAGACCCTCGCATAAGTGCTCCGCCTGAAAAATATAATGATCAATCTGCTGCGCAAGCGCTTTCAGAGGGTTTTGACCAAATGCTCGCAAAGGGCGTGCCAAAGGATCAGGCGTTGTTGGCAGTGGCCCCTTACATGAATGCAGTCCACCAACCGGGAGCCGTCAAGCAGATGCTTGCAAATACTTTGCAGGGTCAAATGAGCGCCCAAGGGCAAGTATCAGCGTCCCAACCAACAATGCTCGACAACGGGCAGCAGCACATCAACATCAACCCATTCGCTTCGCAGCCGCCGATTCAGAAGCAATTGCCGCCGACTACGCAGGTTATAGGGGAGAACAACACGCCTGGTTATCTTGGACCGCAGGGCGCGGAAGAATCGCGCACCTCAGGCTTGGATTTGTCCAAGTTAAGTGATATGCAAAAGCAATTCCTTATGAAGAAGGACCCACAGGCTTTTGTTAATGGCGTGCAGGATTTTCAGGCAACAAGCCAGCGCCCTCAGCAGGGCAATGGATTTGTGGCATCTGGCTTGCCAGCTGGTGCGCCACAAGCAATCGTTGGCACGCAAGAACAGATTAATAAGCACTGGTCCGACACGCAGGCGTCAGCGAATACGGCGCAGCAAGACATCGGCGTTCTTCAAAACATCAAGCAGCATGCAGCTGGCGCAGCAACAGGTGTTGGCTCAGATCGAAGGGCGCTTATTGACGGAATCGCCGGGTTGCTCGGCATGGATGCAGGTCAAATGGCAAAGACAGATGCCGACCTGCTTGCAAAAAATTCAAACATGCTTGCGTTGGCTGGTGGTGATACCAATCTTGCTAGAACGATGGCTGAGGCGGCAACGCCAAATCACCATATGACAAAAGAGGCAATTACCCAAGCAGCAGATCAAGTCATCGCACAGAGAAAGCTTGCGCTTGCGCGTGCCCAGTTTTTGACGCCATTCAAAGCAATGGCTGATCAGGGTCATCCTGAGATGTACAACAGCGCGCTGAACCAATTCAATTCGGTCGCTGATCCAAAGGTAATTCAGTTTTCATCCATGACGCCAGAGGAAAGATCGTCCATGAAAACAGCGATGACTCCGCAGGAGCGTTCCGAGTTTGGCGCGAAGCTCGGGAAGGCTCGCCAACTGGGAATAGCACAATGAGCGGGCTGACAGATGACTGGGATGCGGTTCCTATTAAAGGTCAGCCGCCATCATCGCAAGCACCGGCCCAATCTTCGGCGGGTTCCTTGACTTCCGACTGGGATGCGGTACCGGTCAAAGGAGAGAAACCGCTTCGCATCGAAACTAGTGGTACGAGGAGATCTTCGCAGGCAAATCAAATTCCAGGAAATGAAAATGCGCTTGATGGAAACCGCAACATTGGAAAGCCGGATAACTCATCGCTCGCAGATAAACTGATTGGTGGTGTTGAGGCTGGCGCAAGCATGTTGACTGGTGCCGCAGCATCAATTCCCGCAGCTGCTGCTGGCGTACTGAGCGCACTTGGCAATGGGAAGATGGGAACACAGCAGGGTGTAAATGAAGCTGCAGATGCTTATGGAAAGATGGCGGATGCTTTCACCTATCAACCCAGGACGGCAACCGGCCAGCAATATGCGCATGCGGTTGGGCAGGTGGTCAACGATAGTGGCATAGGAGTGCTGCCATTCATGCCTGAGCTTTCTCGTCTTGGAGGGGTCGCTGCACCTGTCACGCAAAAGGTAGGTAATGTTGCATCCGATTTTCGGAAAATGTTCGCAGAGCGCAGGAGCGGCATGCCGATCACAGAGCGCATAGAGCCAGTACTAACAAAACAACAGACACCATCCTCTGGCTCTTCTGTTGCACCCTCATCATCACCAGGACTGCCGCAACAGCCATCATTAGCGGAGTCTACGCCTGCGCCAGAATTGCGAAATGCCAGTCCGCAAGTCCAAAAATATGTTAATTCCAACTTAAAAAGTATGACTCCGGAGGAAATAGCGCGTCACATTGAGGCGGATAGCCTGCCAGTTCCAGCTAGATTGACCCAAGGGCAGGGAAGTCAGGACGTGCATCAAATATCATTTGAGCAGAACAATAAGGGAAAAAATCCAGATCTTGGAAATCTGTTTAATTCGCAAAATCAAAACCTTATAGACAATGTCAACGCAATCAGAGAGAAGGCGGCACCAGATGTTACTGTATCCAATCCAGTGGAAGCGGGCCAGAACTTAATCGACTCCTACAAGAATCTAGATGCAAAATTGAGCAGCGATATATCCTCAAAATACCAAGCATTAAAAGACGCTAATGGCGGACAATTTCCGCTAGACGCAAAAACATTCGTTGATAACGCTGATCAAGCTTTGCATAGAGACTTACTGTATGACCATGTGGCCGCCTCAATTCGATCAACTCTTGATCGCCTAAAAAATGGCGGGTCAATGACATTTGAGAATTTCGAATCACTGCGCACCAATCTGGCTCGACTTCAAAGATCACCAACCTTGGATGGAAACGCGCAAGCCGCTGCAGGTGTGATTCGTAATGCGCTTGAGGATGTTCCAATGCCTCCTGGCGCGGAGCAGTTGAAGCCATTAGCGGATCAGGCAAGAGCGGCAGCGAGGGCGCGATTTCAATTGATCGATTCAGATCCTGCCTATGCAGCAGTAGTAAAAGATGACGCAAAGATTGGCGAGCCTTCTCCATTGGCAGACAAGTTTATTGATAACTATGTCGTCAAGGGGAAAGCGGCGAATGTAAGAAACATGATTAATAACCTTGCAGAGGATTCAGCTGCAAAAAAGACTATTGCTGCAGGCGTAATCGATCATTTGAAATCATCTGCTGGCATAGATTTGCGCACCAATACAGGAAATTTCAGTCAGGCAGGTTATAACAAGGCGCTGACAAATATTAGCCCAAAGCTCGGATTGATTCTAGATGCTGAATCTGCGCGAAATGCCCAAACACTTGGGAACGTCGCCCGCTATCAACAATTTCAGCCGCGAGGATCATACGTAAATAATTCCAACACGCTTACTGGCGCTGCAGCGGAGCTGGCGAAGAATGGCGCAACGCTTGGTGCTAATGCGCTATTTAATGGAATCCCGGTGGGAAGTGCCGTAAGGGCAGCGGCGCAGTATATAGGCAAAGCGAAGCAGGTCAAACAATCGCTTGGCCCAGCGGGCCTTACTAAGCTATCAGAGTTTCCAAAATAGTTTTGGCCCGAAAATGAAGGCGCATGTTACAGCCAGACCAAACCATGGCCCTGCGCCAATCAGTGCACAGAATATACCAATGATTGCAAAAATAGTGTAGACGGCCCACCCCAGAACGCGCAGAAAGGTCCATTTCTTTTTTGTTTCTGGCAATAGATATTTGAATTGTTCGTTGACCATATAGACCGCCTCCTTGGCGGTTTTTTCATTTAAGCCCCTTTCGGGGCTTTTTTATTTTCAAGGGGCCAAAATGGCAGTATATCTCTCGCCAATCGGGAACGGTGCGCAATACTTTACCACGGGCGGACTGCCATTGAATGGCGGCTTCCTATACACATATCAAGCCGGGACAACGACGTCGCAAACGACATATACAAGCAATTCGGGCCTTGTCGCTAATAGCAATCCAATCACGCTTGGCGCAGACGGCAGGCCGCCTAATGAAATTTGGCTGACGGCAGGAACTGCTTACAAATTTGTATTGACGGACTCTGCAAATGTTCCGATTCCTGGTGGTACATATGACAACATAACAGGAATTGGAAGTGATGGCGCTACTATTTTGGCTAGTCTTGCCGCGTCATCTGGCGCGTCGCTTGTTGGATTTATCCAGGCTGGCGCTGGCGCTGTTTCGCGTACCGTCCAAGATAAAGAGCGAGATAGAAAATCATTAGAGGATTTTGGCGCAGTTGGTGATTTCAATCCGTCAACAGGGGTTGGGACTGATGATAGGGTAGCAATTCAAGCTGCAATTACCTGGGCAATGACGAATGCCGGTGGCGCAATTATCACCGCAACTGCTGGCAAGAATTACTATCTTGGCACAGGTTATACCGATACAACTATCAGTGCGCAGCTGGTGATCGGAAGCCGAACCAATGCGAATGCCGCAAACAATATTACGATTGAAACGTATGGATCAACGTTTTATCAAGGTGCATCAGGATTCGGCATCGCATTCGCGAATGCCAACAGTTGCAAGTGGTTCGGCCTGCGCATTTTCGGATACACAGGCGGCACGCTCGGTTCATCACGTGAAAACGATGCACCTGTACTGATCAACAGGAACTGCATTGACATAACTCTGCAGCACCACTACATCACCAACAGTCTCGGTGACTGCATCACCATGAGTGGCGCGGTCGATGTCGCTAGTGGCGGCACTGGGTACACCTGCCGAAACATTAAGATTCTTGATGGTGTTTTGAAATCACGTTACGGTAATGGAACTGCTTCCGTTAGTGGCGGCACCATGAGTCGCAATGCTATTTCATGCATTGATGTGCATGGCGTCCTTATCCGAGGCAACACGATTTACGGCGCGATTGACCTTGAACCTAACATCAGTAATCAGTACATCGCCAGCGTCCGTATTAATCAGAATCGCTTTTCGACTGGGCACGTTACGCCGCAATCAGTGATCGGAACTGCTTACTGGTATGACGAGCCGACAGCGATTACCGGCGGATCGCAATTGTCGAACAACGTATCTTTGCAAGGCGTCGCAGGAGCGCCGCTCATCAGCGGGAACGTTGTTGAGGGAAATGACTTTGAGTTGACAACGATCGTTGCTAGCTACGTCTACCGTTGGGATCGCATTGCCGACAATACGTTCCAGGCGGGATTGATCCAGCTTGCTGTAGACAACGTAGCTGGCAGCATGACCAACACGCAGATTGCGCGCAACATCTCATACGGTGTCGTCGGCGCGAACACGTCATTCATCCTGATCAACGGCCAGGTCGCGAACTGCCTGTTTGCAGATAATGTGCTGTATAAATCCGGCGCGTATTATTGCATCAAGATCGGTGTCAACTCCATAGGTCCGGCGTTCGATCAACAGAACGTTTTCACAAACAATCTGGCCATCGGCGGATCTGGATCGATCACTGGCTCGACCAATGCCAACACCCTGATTGCAGCCGATTCCAACGTCAACGGCACACGCACGATAACGGGAAATCAGGCAATCAACGGAATATCGTCTTGCACGACCAGCTCTGTAAGCAACAATCAGACGGTCGGTGGCAACGTAACGATTACGTCTAACATCGCAACCGGTGGCGGCTCGGCAGGCACGCGCAGCAGCCTTTACGGCAGCAACACCGGGCTGGCGTTCGAATTCAGGAACAGCAATACAGGAACCGGAGCCGCCGTCGCAGAATTCAATGCAGCCGCTGCGCAAGGAACCGGTTTCAACTTGGTCGACGGCTACACCAGCATCCTTGGCACGCCAACGATGCAGTTCTTCATTCGCGGCGACGGTACATACGGCAGCCGACCGAACGTCTACGGCGCAACCTCGGACATCAAGCTGAAAAAGGACATTTCGCTGGCTGGTTCGCAGTGGGCGGATGTGAAAGCGCTCGCCGCCAAAGTATCGAAATTTCGCTTCAAGGATGATCCGGACGGCGTGCTGATGCTTGGATGGATCGCTCAGGAAGTTGAGGCCATATCGCCGGGCATGGTGGACGAGCACGACGACCTCGAATTCTTCGATCGAGAAGAGGAAGTCATCGGAGATGATGGTAATCCGGTTCTCGATGACGACGGAAAGCCAAAGATCGTAACCGTCCGCGACCGGCGACCAACGGGTACCACCACCAAGAGCGTCAAGTATTCGATCGGCTACATGAAGGCGTTCAAAGCGCTCGGCGAGGCGCAGGAACGGGTTGAGGCGCTGGAAGCGCGGACTGAATCGCTTGAAGCGGCGATGGCCGAGTTGAAATCGAGGATGGCATGAATCAACAACTTTTCAACGTCATCTACGGGCTGTTCGGCATTCTGCTCTCAATCATCGGAGCCTGCGCGCTATGGTGGGTAAATATGATTTGGGAAATGGTGAAAGAGCAGAAAAAAGAAATCAACGATTTACACATCCGTCTTGCTGAAGGTTATATGCCGCGAGCCGAGATGAATAGGACGCTTGAGCGGATATTCAATGCGCTGGATGAGTTGCGAAAGGATTTGGCGAAATGACCGAATCCGAACTGCTGGCGATCCTGCCTTATGCAAAGCCGCACATAGCGGCTTTTTTTACGCCGCTTTGCAACGCAATGAAGGAATTCGACATTAACAGCAAGGAGCGGCAGGCAGCATTCATTGCGCAGATTGGCCACGAGTCGGGGCAGTTGCGATATGTGCGCGAAATCGCGTCGGGCGAGGATTACGAAGGGCGCAAGGACTTGGGTAACACAGAGCCCGGAGACGGCGTTCGATTCAAGGGGCGCGGACTGATCCAGATCACCGGACGAGCAAACTATCTCCACTGCTCGCAAGCCTTGTTCTCGGACGATCGTCTGATTCAGTTCCCGGAGCTACTGGAGGATCCGGAGAATGCGTGCCGCTCCGCAGCTTGGTGGTGGAAGGCGCACAGATTGAACGAGCTGGCCGACGCCGGGAACATGTACCAGATCACGCGTGTTATCAACGGTGGCACGAATGGTCTGGCCGACCGGCTCGCGCTTTACAAGACTGCAAAAGGAGTGTTGTCGTGAGCGCATTTAAAGAGATCGTAATGCACTGCTTAACCGGTCCAGATGGCGTTACCTACGACCCGGCCCGTGTGTACTTGGCGGGCGCTGTTGCCGTGTTCCTGTGGGGTGCCTGCGTCGTGGTGTGGAAATCACATTCGCTCGATTTCCAGGCATTCGGCATCGGCTTTGGTGCGCTGCTTGCTGGCGGCGGTCTCGGAATCAGCCTGAAGGCAAAAACGGAGCCGGGAGCATGAGTCTGCTTACTGCTGGAATCCCCTGGTGGGCGCGCTGGCTCGCGCTTGTAGCCGTTGCAGCCGCGTTCGGCGGCTGGTGCTATGTCCACGGCATGCAGCACACACAAGCCGCCTGGGACGCCGCCACAGTCGCGCAACAGGCCGATGCCATGAAAGCCGAGAAAGCCAGCCGCGCCAAGGAATCGCAACTCAAACAACAAGTGATCGAGGCCCAAAATGCCGCACAAGAACGCAACAAGGAAAATCAGGTCGCTATTGCCGCTGCTCGCGCTCAGTCTGACAGCCTGCGCGACCAACTCGCCGCCACTCGCACAAAACTGTCCACAGCTTCCGCCGATGCCGTCCGCCAGTACGCCGCTACCGTCTCAGACATACTCAGCGACTGCGCAGCAAAATACCAAAGCATGGCAGAAGCGGCTGATGGACACGCCGGGGATGTGATGCTGCTGCAGGAGGCTTGGCCTAAATAGCTTCAGGCTTGACTATCCACTCCTTAAAATCATGAAGGTAATTAGCCAACTCCTGCACTTCGACCGCCTGCCGCTCAATCTCACTGGATTTTTCATAGTCGAGAAATTCGAGCGCCATAGCCTTTTCTGATTCCGAGCGCAAAAACGCAGCATATCTGTAAAGATGCGTTGCGACATTGCGTGAATGTATGCCTTCTTTCATTTCCGCTCCAAAGTTGGTATTGCAGGAGGCTTGGCCGAGGTAGTCCGACCGCCTCAAACCATGTACAGCTTTTTGCTATAGACCGTCAAAACAGCAATAATACGCGTACTGTATGTAAACACATAAGTCCTTTATCCGTGCGGTTCTCCGTGGTGCTTGCTTAATATAAGCAGTTCTCGAAATCCAGTATACGGTTCTCCCGTATCGAGGGTTCGAATCCCTCCCTTTCCGCCATAGATTCAAGGCTTTTGCCGATAGCGCCCACTAACCAGTGGGCGTTGTTATTTCCGGCTCCTGTACAGGTTTTTGCTATCCGATCTTTCGGATGGCTGCCGCAAGGGTTTCAACTGACAAGTGGCTATAACGTTTGGTCGATCGCAGATCCTTGTGGCCGAGCACTTTGCCGACCGTGTACAGGTCAACGCCTTGGTTCACCATGTTGCTGGCCGCCGAGTGCCGGCAGTCGTGCAGATGCAGATCCGGCATTCCTGCCGCGTCCCTGGCGATCCTGAAATGCTTCTGTACCGCGCCGCGCATAACCTTGATCGGTAGCCGTCGAGCAATGGCCGCAATTTTCGGATGAATCGGCACATTCCGGCTTTCGCCGTTCTTCGTGTCGTGCAGCTCGAAAACCTCCTTTGATGGCCCGAGCTTCAATATTTCACCAAGTCGCATGCCGCTGTAAAACGCGATACGGATCACCTTCCGCGTTTCTCGATGCGTGCATGCATGCGCCAGCTTCAGCATTTCGCCGCGGCTGATGAACAGCTTCCGTTCGTTGTTCACGATCGGCATAACCAGACTCGGCACCCTGCGCCCCGGCTCCTTCGCCTTCAGGTAATAGCTACAGGCGGCGCGTAGGTACGCTATGCGGTTGCGGATCGTTGCGGCCGATGCAATCCCCGACTCGTGCGCGCAAAGCGTTCTGGCGACCTCTGGAAGCTTGTCCAGCGTCTTGCCATCGTAAGCCCACAGAATGTAGGCCAGCACCTTGATCTGATTGTCGCCGTGCTTCAGTTGCGGGCAGCGCTCGTCGATGTACAGCTTTACGCATTCCGCAATCAGTGGCTGGTCGAGGGTTTTGCCGGTCGCAAGATCATAGAGGCGCGCAACTTCGCGCTGGTCGTAATCGTTCGCTTCGGTTTTGCTCCAGCCTTTCGGAAGGAGTCGAGAAGACCGGTATTGTCTCCCGGCGATGACGCGATCAAATTTGAAACGCCAGCGCTGCGCTGTTTTGTCGAAGTGAACCGGCATGATTGCAAATACTCCTGAATTTCTTCTTCCTTGAAACTGATCTTTGTGCCGACCCGGTAGCACGGAATATCACCCTTCGGCGCGGCCTTGGAATACACCGTACTTGGCTTCAGCCCGAGCATTTCAGCGACTTTTTCAACGTCGATCATCTCTATTCACTCCTGTTCATGCTGCGCGCCACACTCTCGCGCTTTGCAATCTCACGCTGTATGTACCAGGCGGCCTTCCTCAGATCCTCGATCGCATCCTTCTTCAGGTCGCAGCGCCAGAGGTACTTGACGGCGTTGCCGAGGTTGAACCCCATGTGTTCTGTGATCTGGAAGCACTCGATGCCGCTCGGGTGATCGGTGTAGTGTTTCGGACTGTTGACCGGATCGCTCATCCCTCCCTCCCGCTGTCTGAAGGGGCGACGATAGGGCGCCAATAGATTGGTACTCCAGCCATGCCATTCCATGTCCAACCGCCGCCGTTGAAATCAATCCATTTTGCGCGCACTATTTGTTCCCACTTTTTCTTGTCTTCGCCTTTGGCGTGCTTCCAGTTATGGTGGTGAACCAATAGTTCAATTTCGGTGCCGTCTTGCGGCGCCGCCTTAAGCGGGTTCCATGCGCTTTTTGCTGAGTCCATTCGCAAAGGATCAAATTCGGCATGCTTGCTCATGATTTCCTTTCAGTGGCGCTATCTGCGCGCAATTCGCGTACCCATTCACGGAATCCTTCCAAAATTGGTTGCACGTTTTCGTTGTCAGCCCAGCCAGCGAAGCCAATAAAGCCATTCGTGTTGAAGGTGATGGCTTCCCGGTTGTCGAAATAGTCCGCCTTACAACGCAGTTCACCGTAGCGGCCCCATTTCGTTTCCTTGACGATTCCGCGCTGGCGGCAGCGGAATGTGCCCAAGATCAGACCGCTGGCTTTCATACGGTCATTGATCAGGATACGCAGGCGCTGCATGCTGGTGGGCGTAAGATTGGCATAGGTCAGCCCAGCATCTTTGAACGCCTTCCTAGCTTCATTACGCATACTTTCGTGCACGCTCATCCCTTCGCTCCTTCGCTATCTGCGCTGTCAGTAGGCGTGCTGGCTGGGGCGGCATTTAGTAAGGCCCAGCCAGGCTGCCCATCGGTTATTGCAGCAATACCACCGTGGCATGCCTCACCGTCATGAAGTGCAGACTTCGGCTCCAACTCTTTGATCTGCCACACAGCATCCAAGCTATCTGCATCTTGTGCCATCGCGGCCAAGAGCATCACTTGGTGCCCGGTCAGTTCGAGCGGCGGCATCTGGTAGCGGAGACCATGCGGCAGGCATTTCTGCGCTTGCCCTGCTAGTCGGCCATCCCGCGCCGCCTCTGCCTTGCGCAGCCTGTCTAGCATGGCGCTTATGCCCTGATCAATCTTTATCCATTTTTGATAGACAGAACTGCGGTATTCGCGCACCGTGAGATTTTTTTCGTCGCCTAGCGGTTCATTCAGAAACTCATGAAATTCGTCCGCTGCCGCCTGCAAAGCATCAAGGTCAAGGTGTGTGGGTTGGGTCATGGCTTATGGCTCCATTCATGATTTCGATTTCAGAAGGCGAGGCATCGTAGACAGCGCACACCTTTTTATAAATTTCGATCAAGGCAACGTGTTCTCGCGCATAGAGCGAATCCTTGTTTTTCAGGCTTGCATACGATGCCTCGGCCATTCTTAGCCTACGCCGCGCTTCCTTTTTGTTTTCGCTGATGGTCGCTGCATACATTCCGCTCACGGCTTCTTCCCTTCACTGGATTGCGCGAGTGCGGCGAAGCCCCTTAGGATTTCATCGCCCTTCGCGCTCCATGAGGCGCCGTGTTTGGCATATAAGTCGAGCATCCAGTAGATAACAGCTGCTTGCTCTGCCTCTGCTCTCGAGTCGATTTTCTGGCCACCGGCGCGAAGAAGTTCTGCAATGCGTATGCACTGAAAGCACAGTCTTCCGAGAATTTCTGCAACGTCGGCATTGAAAGGCGGGAGACGCACCGCATCCCGGCTGTCCTCGCTCTGCGCTGCCTGTGGCTGCGGCGCTGCGGCGGAAGCCAATCGATGCAGATGTCGTATCGCGCTCTCGATGTGCGCTGCGGTATTGGCCGCCCTTGCGGGCGGAACCTTGAACTCCATCATCAATGAGTACATGCCCTTCATTTGCAGCAGCGCCGAATCTAATGAGTGATCTGCTGTTGATTTTTCTACCGGCTGCACTGTCGCGGCAGTCTTACCTGCCGATGCTGCAAGCTGCTGCCGAAGCTCGGCGTTCTCACGTTCAATATCAGCTTGTCGCCGAATAGATGGCATGAGGTCGGCGGGTAATGCATTCTTCAGCTCCGCGAGCTGGCGTTCGAGTTCGGAGATATAGTTTTGCGCCGTGCCATGCTTTTTAAAAACCATAACTGGCAGGACAACGACGTCTTCTCCATATTCTGCTTTGTCCTTTGGCTCGCTCATGGCTTGTCGCCTCCCTGAGATTGATTGGATGGGGCGGCATTCAGGTGCTGCATATGCGGGCGCTGCCGAAGTGCATCAGCAGCGGTGAACTGCTGCACGGCCTGCTCGCTTACTGGCGCTGCGGCTGGCCGAGAGAGAAGGGCGCGCAATTGATCCGCCCTGATGACGACTGCCATGCTGTTGCTCATGGACTCTGGATAGTCCTCGCCGTCACCCTGCCAATACCAAACATCGTTTCGTTGATGCCGCGTGCGAAGATCAATCTGGCTCATAAGATCAGCGCAGTCCTGACGTAGCTTTTCAGCTTCTTCCTTCCAGCCGTCCCGCTGTTTGGTCAGCGTCGCAATTCGTTGCGGATGCTCATCGCTCACCGCTGGCGCTTGCTGCGCTGGTTGCGTTGCTTGGGCGCGGGAGAGTCCAAGTTCGTAGGCTTCACGCTGAATTGCAGTCACCGCAGTCAATGAATACCCATCGACGTGAACGCCATCAATATCCGTATCCGGCAGCGGCGGCAGCTCATCCACTGCGCCAGATACCGATGCAGCAGCGGCTTGTCGCAACATCGCTTGCTCTGTCAGCGACGCCTCACGCGGGTTTTCACGGAAGCTCTTTGCCAACTCGCGCACGGCAAGTGGGTCGAACTGCTGCGGCTCTTGCGCCTGCGATGGGCGCTTGAGAGAGCGGATAGCTTCGGCAGGTGTCGCTCCGAACCCTTCCGCTTGCGGCGTTTCGCTTTCACCGTATTCCTTTGCATGCCACCCGCTGTCATATTCTGGATTCAATGCAATGCGGCGCTCTGCGATCTGTTCCAATACCTGAGTGGGGGCGCCGACATGCTTCGGCTGCCTATCCAATGCCCGATCACGCATGCGGATCGTAGCAACTTGTACTTGATCCATTGACAGGGCTTCTGCGATTTCTGCGCAGGTGCGTGGATGCTCTTTGTCGTCCCACATCCAGTCGATCACATTAGCGCGAGCAGCAAGGAATGCAGCCCATGGGTGCGGCTCTCCCTGTGCTTGCAGAAGTTCGATAACGTTTAGGTTGTCGTGAATCTGTGCAAGCGATTGCTCAACGCCGTCATCGGTGATTGTGCGCAAAAGTTCGTTGCTATCCTCAAGTGCGGCGATTGCCAGCTTGTTGCGGTCAGTGGTCATTTATTTCTCTCCCAGCGCACTCACGCGCTCAGTAAATCGCTCGGCTTCTTCAATCGCTTTCAGCAGATCAGCAGCCCATTGCGGGTATTCCATTTCGCCGCCTGCTCGGTACGATGCGTCGTATTCAGCCAGGGCGTCTTCTGCTTCTTCTTTCGTCGGTTGCATGCTGCCTCCCTTTGGGTGGCCCCGTCGCAGCTCGCCTTATGGCGGACATTTACCGCGAGGGGCCGAAGTGGTTAGAACGGGATGTCGTCGTCCATGTCGCTGAAGTTCGGCGCAGGGCGCGAAGACGGCGGCGGGTCGTTTCGCGGACTTGGCGTGCTCCCATCATTCCCACCGGGACGACTTCCAAGCATCTGCATCGAGTCGGCCCGGATCTCGGTGGCATAGCGTTCGATACCGTCCTTGTCCGTGTACTTGCGCGTGCGAAGGCTTCCTTCGATGTACACCTGCGAACCCTTCTTCAGATACTGGTCCATGATTTCTGCCAGCTTGCCGAACGCACTGATCCGATGCCACTCGGTCTGCTCTTTTTTCTCACCGGTAGCCTTGTCTTTCCAGCTATCCGTTGTGGCGACTGCGATGTTTGTGATGGCGTCGCCGCTCGGCATGTAGCGGGTTTCTGGATCGCGTCCGAGATTTCCGACGATGATTACTTTGTTGACTGATGCCATAGCTATTCCTTAAAACGGGAGAGGCTGCAAGCCTTCCCATTGCACATCTTGTTTGATGACCGAAGAGACGCGCTCCATTACCTCGAATCGCTTGCCGGGGTTGTTGCGAGCAAGACGCTCTGCTTCATTGCATGCGCTTTCATGGTCCATGTGTTTGTAGGTGGGTGCGCCACCTTCAACGCACCAAACGAGCCAGAACTTGTCCATTGCACTGTCCTTTGAAATCGTTAGTAAGGAATGTCTTCCGCCGGAATTTCTGCGGCATTAGCGGCTTTCTCGAAGTAGTACGAGCCGTTCAATTCGTGGTGCAGCGTGTCGAAGCCCGCCTTGATCTGGTCTAGGTTGTAGCTTTCCACTTCGCGCCATGAGCTGGTTTTAAAGTGCTTTTTCAGAAGTTCAATGACGCGCTGTTTCCCGGCGTCAGAGCGCCCGGAAATGCCGTGCTCAGTCATCAGGTTCTGCGTCTTTTCGAGGAAGATTTCCCGCTGCTCTTCGCGATACTTCCAATCCTTGTTGCTGTTGGCTTCCGGGATGATCCCTTCGCTGTTGCGGGTCAGATCAACGCCGAGCTGCTTGCCACCGAGGTTCAGCAACTGGATATGCGGCAGAAAATCTTTGAAGGATGGATTCGTGAATTCGGCCCCATCGATAACGTTGAAGCGCTCCTTCAAGATATAAGCGCGGCGCACTTGACGCTTGCTGTCGAACTCCATTTGCCGCTCCATCAGCACGAGGATGGAGGGCTCATAGCCTGTTTCCGTTTCTGCCTTCATCTTGACGCCGGTCTTTTCCAGTTCCTTCTTACCGTTTTCCTCGTTCTGGAAAAAGTCGTATTCGTAGCCCATGCGGCCACACATGATGATGTGCAGGGATGAATTCACGTAGACATCGGTGAACCTGCGCCATTCGCTTTTAAGGAATGCCCAGTCTTGGAATTCAAGGCCACGGCGACGGTTGCGCTTCTTCGCGTAGGACTCGGTGAACTCGGTCCAAAAGTGCGTGATGGAGTCGATCAGCAGCAGACTTCCTTCCTTCTCGGCCTCCAGCACGGCAGGAACAAGATCGGCAAAGGAACGTGTCTTTGCCTGCATCATCTTGATTCCGGCCCTGTCGAATAGCGGCTTCACGTAGTCGCTGCCAGTTTCCGTGTCGAGGAAGTAGGCTGGTTTCTCGGCGTACTCGATGCCATGGTCCCGCAGATATTCAATCAAGCCGATTGCGATATTCGCGGACGTGTGCGTTTTCCCTGCACCGGCCAATCCCATGAAGCCAGCCTTCAAAAAGGCTTGCGTGTGCTCTGCTGGTTTGAATAAAGCCATTGTTCTCTCCGTTGTATTTAGTTACCGCTTCCACCTTCGCACAATCAACCGCACAACACGCAGCAGGCGGCCAGCGCGGGATGTTGGTATGCGGGTCATTTGTTCACCTGCTCAGACCGCGCCAGCGCTGCACGCTTCTGGTAATGCGCTACGTTCATTTGCGCTTCACGCACGCGCTGCATTTCGACGTCAGCGCAGATCAGGTAATGGCGCTCTGCACGGCGAAGCCACCAGTTGCGCAAAGCACGGGCAGGGCGTTGCAGCGATAGGGCGCCGAGTTCGGTAAGGCTGATTGCGTTGGATTGCTTCATGGCTGCTCTCCTGTTGCTTTGGCGATGGCGGCGCGAGCTTTCTGCATGACGGCCGGCGTCAGCTCAACACAACTATCAACAGCGCCGTACAGGGCTTGCAGCGCTTCCAGCAGATCGGGCGCGGCATGCCTTATGCGATTAACCCGTGCCTTTTCCTTCATATTTTTGTAGAACACGGCATCGCGAGCGGCTTGCTTTTTTTTACGGGCGACTGGATCGTGCATTCCACAGAATGGCTTACCATCGCGCTCAACTTTCGCAGTCCTTCCGCATGGCTTTGGATCAAATCCGAATCCACGCCAGATTTTTTCGCAACACGCCTGTTTCTCGCTCATAAAGCCCCCGCAATCAAAATGCATGCAGCAATCAATGCAAGGCACAGACGCTGGTGCCGAGCGAAGTAGTCGGTGGTGGAAAATAGGGTCATGGTTGGCGAGCCTTTAGCATGGCGTCTGCAAATGCGTATGATTCTTGTGCCGTTTGCTCATAGTCAGGAGTGCAGCATTCCGGTCCTGAATGGCTAGCGATATAGCCCTGCATCGCCTTCGCCGCGAAGTAATCACGAAGCGTCATCCCGCCAACCGGCATCATTTGGTTGTGGTGAAACTCATGCGTTGGAAAAGCCGGCCCACCGTTATCTGTATCGCTCATCGCGCAAACACTCCCGCAAGAAAATCAACGTTAGCAATCATCAAAACGCCAGCAGTGAACAGGGCGCACCAGAAGAAGAGTTCGCAGCGGGTCATGCGGCGCTCGGGTTGTTTTCGATGCACAGCAATTCTTGAATGCGGCCCTTGATGCGGCGAACCGTTTGCATGTGATCTTCCGTAGTTTTTTCAAGCTTCTTTTCAAGTGCAGCCACTTCTGCGGCAACAGGATTGAATTCAGCCGGCACCGTGAATTTCAGGGTGTGCCGCATAACCACCGAGTAATCGTGCGCAGACATATCTGATTCCGACCATGTTATGAACCCGTATTCCGATGACACGATGAAACCTGGAATTTCAATCTCTTTGCCCGGCTCTAATTTTTCGTTCATGCTCACTCTCCTGAGTTAATGGGTGTTGACAAACCGGGCTACCTTCACAGCTTCGCGCTATCCGGGACGGTGGCCTGATGGCGGTATTACCGGCTTAGCGCGGTCCGGGTACTAGCCGAACAGATCCAGTCATGCGGCTTGCCAACACAGAAGCGGACTCCACGTGCAGGTGCGCAACAACCCATATCGAGTCCATACTGCTGCGCTTCTGTGTTAGCCCCGCGTTTCGTGCGGGAGATGGCCCGACAAGCGAGCACCAGGGAGACTCAGAATCAATTAATAAGCAGCTTCACAACTTCGTCTTTCAGCATTCCTTGCTCGTTGAGCTTCACCACGATCCTGTTTGCGAATGCGGCATCAAATCTGGCTTTCAGATCCTTGCCGAAGGCTTCGGCAAGGCGCGAAATCTGATCGTGCGGGCTGCTCCAACCCATATTCCGCTCAAAAATTCCGCGAACGTGGTCGACGATTTTCTTCTCTTGCTTGTCAACCAAAATGACGCCGTTATTCACAAGCTCGGATAACTGTTCGTCGATGATTTTTGCGACCTTCTCTTTGATCACTGCATCGACACGGGTTGTTATTGCTGTTTGCACTCGCTGCTCTATGCTTTTGGAAATTTGCACAACAACGCTCTTTGTGATGTGATCTTTAAGGGCTGCGTTCAGCTCTTCTTCGTCAAGCCAAAAATCATCGACTTCAATTTTGAAATTCACTTTTCTCTCCTTGGTTGAATTAGTGCCGGCCTCCCACCGGCATGACCTGTAAAGCTGGCTAGCTCTCAAACATCGGCGACTAACGAAGAGGGCACTTAAGCGCTACTATCAGTGCCGCCGATTGCTGATTACGGTTTCAGCTCCCATCCACTTTCCCCGCTAGTTCGCCCTCCCTTTTGTTCGCTGCTGGGCGAGGGGTGCGGGTTGGTGATGGGCGGTTAGGGTGTGGCGCCTTCTTTGGCGAGGGCGGCTGGGTTGTCATCGATCGGTTCACCGCGCAGATCGCCGGGTTCGATCGTGCTGTCTTCATAGGACCAGCCATTCGACCAATCCGCGACGTACCATTTAGTGCCGTCACCGGGAACGCTGCGATCCAACTTGACGAGCGAGCCATCGCGCAGTCGGAATACTTGTTCGGGCGCGAGTTCGTGGCGATGGGTGTACCAATAGTCTCCATCCTCAAACTTCGTCGCTGTATGTTTCGCTTCCATCTCTTCTCTCCCGTTGTTGCTGCGATGTGTTGCGGTATGTAATGATTATCGGAGAACCGATTAAACATGTCAAGCGGAATTCCGATAAATGAAGAAAATATTTTCTTGTGCGCACAACAGCCACAAAAAACCGCCTGAAGCGGTCAGGACTGCTCAGCGTATGCGCCGAGGAAGGGAAGCTTTCCCCATATGGGTAAAAAGTGAGAGAGAGGTGGGGAGTGCGTTAAAAAGCCCGCTCGGGGCGGGCTGGGATTTTCATCATATGGTGAAAGTGAAAGGCGCGGACGTTAAAAAGCCGGCTCAGGGGCCGGCTGGGTTCTCATTGATGAGAAGTTGCAAATGAAAAGCCCGCCGGGAATGGCGGGCTTTGATTGGCGATGTTGGCACTCAAGTAATTTTTTTGATTGGATCTTTATTCCACCGACGTGCTAGCCACTCAAATTCTTGAAACAAGGTATCTTTTTGTTGCGCTTGCCTGATCTCGCTAATGATTCCGCGAGATGCATTCCAAACCTTCATCACATTTGAGAACTGCATCAGCTTATAGATTTTCTCGTCAAAGGCCTTTTGGCGGATCCCCAGTGCAATGAATTCATGATTATTCAAAACCCGGAGAATGCATTTGCATTCCTCCGAATCATGCTTATCCGCATACATGCTGAACTGAATTTTGTCTCGATGCATCTGATACACCTTCTCTACGGCAGCAAGAAGCTCTTTGTCTGCCTTCTGGTGAATGATGAGATCGATAGTGGCTCTTGTGCGAGCTAACGCAGCGTTATAGTAGATGACCGCTACGCCAGCCAATGCTGACAAAATAAAGGCTCCTGTTTGTATCCAGAAGCCCCAGGTTTCACCAAACCAGCCAATTGTTTTTATTGGTTGGCTGCAATCCATATATCAGCCATCCCATCCTTCGTTGAACAAGTAAGACATTTTTTTCTCCCGAGCGTGAAGGTTGATAAACTCCCATCTGCGTTCCTACTGAGAGCACTCACTATCTTAGTTCCCAGTAGCGCATCGGCAGTTCCAAACGCCTTGTGGTCTTTTTTGGATGCCGACATACATAATCATACTCAAAAACTAGCATTGACAGGAATATTTATTTGATGTAGTGAGTTTGTTGCTTATCAACGGCACCCACCCCTCAAAACCTCACCCCAGCCGGCCACCACTCATAGACATCAGAGGCCAGCACGTAGCCTTCGCCATTCCCATCACTGAAGTCAAAGCGCTGAGCCTCTGGATTCCATGAGCCCTCCCGCTGCGAACCATCGTGCAGGACGACGATGCAGAGTTCGCCAGGCTGGAGGCGGGAGAGGGCGGAGGAATTCAAGACGAGAAAGAACGGCGGCCAAAGACCGCCCAGTCGTTAGAAGCAAGTCACGTTGCCGTACATGTCCTTTGAGCAGCGTTGCTGTTGCCCATATCCGGAGCTGCGATCCTGCTGCTGATACGGATTAACTGTCCCGGCTTGTCCGGTGTACGGATTGACGTTGCCATGCGTGCTGTAGTTGTTGTAAGGATTGGAGTCTGGCGCGGATCTATGGTAGCCCTGCACGTATGTCCCATTTCGGTTGACATGCGGCTGTACATATACATCACCAGCCATAGCGGAGCCAGCAACCAGTAGGCCAAGTACGAACAGAACTTTCTTCATTTTCTTCTCTCCCTCTGTCGGCAAAGTGGCGTGCCGTTGCGCCTTACTCACTTATTCGATAGTTTCCCGCCATCTATTCGTTGCGGTTTTGCCATATCAGAAAAAAGATCAAACAAGCCGCCTACAACTTGCTTTGCTAAAAGCGGATCTTCGCGGTAGGAACCGGTGACGCCTATCCCGTGGTCATACGGACCTTCACGCAGGGCGAAAATCATCCCGGTAATTTCGCCGCGTTGAGCCTTGGCGATAATCGCTTGACACACTTCGATAGTGTCCTGCTGGATATAGGTATGCAGTGTAGAAATCTTTGCCATGATTACTCCGGGCTATATTTGCTGATGATTTCATCTTCGGGCGATCGCCCAATGACCACATTAAAGCGAACTGACTCTCTGCCCCACCGCCTGACTATCTCATCGATAAGTTCACCGTCAGTAAAGGCCGACAGTTCATGCCGAACTTCAAGACTGTCTTCCAGGCGCTTGACGATTTCCGCATTCAGAGACCACTTCGGTTTGCCTTTTGACAGCTTCTCCAGCCTCGCCTTGAGGTCGGGTTGCATGCGAATCCCGAAGGGAACGATGTCTTTATATTTTCGATAAGCCATCTAGCAAGGGTATTAAACCCTTGCGCCGGAATGTAGCTACATCAATGTAGCAACAAACTGTCTTTTTCGCACTCCAAAGCTACATGAGGCGTGCTATTCAACTGCGGAAAATATTGGCATACTGTTTTTTCATACAGTGCTTTATGTTCCCCGCAGGCCACTATGACCAGAACCACAAAAGCAACTGCTACTGTTACTTTTTCTTACTAGAAACTAAAGGCAGAGAGAGTAATCTTAATATCCGGACCCGGAGACAGGCATGCGAACCAGAGAAGATGAAGAGTTGCTGAGTCGATTTCACCTAATGACCAAGGACGAAAGGGAGTTTTATTTGCTATCTTTCAGAGTGTGTACAACGGGGCGAGAAAAGAAGAAGCCAGAATTAAGGTTATTGCTCGGCGGGGCTTCTCTCCCCTCTGTCAACAAGTGCAGCAGCGGCCTTGGTTGACTCCATAATAATGGTGCGGCGCGCCTTTGAAAGTTTTACGTATGCTTCTGCCAATTCAATAATTTCCGCCGCTGTGACGACTTCTGAATCCTGCTTGGCAACCAATTGCGGCTGCCCTTCCTTGCGATGCGGCTCACCCTTTCCTGTTGCCAACCAATAACTATCAACGCCATACAAAGCCGCCAATGCGGCCGTATATGACGAGCCCTTGCCTTCATTTTCTAGCTCGGCGAGCGTCCCTTGAGACATTCCAATCTTTTTTGCCGCAGCTATCTGGGTGAGCTTGGCTTTTTTCCTGGCCCACTTCAGACGCGTACCGAACGACGTTGAATCCTGATTTTCCATAAATATCAATATACCGATAATCTCAATCGGTTTTCCGCTTGCAACTTATCGGAATTCCGCTTACTATGGATGCATGAACTGGACACAACTACTCTCCGAAATAAGCGCAACTGGCGCAACACAAAAGGAAGCGGCCGATTTTTGCGGCTGCTCTCAATCAACTATCAGCGAGCTTTCGCGAGGCGAGATTAAGGAGCCTGCACATAGCTTGGGTGAAAGCTTGATTGAATTTCACAAAATTCGAAGCCGCCGCTCCACCGACAAGAAGTCTCCCTGAAGCACCTTTGCCGTCGCCTGTAACGGGTGACGGCATTTTTTTGCCTGTACCAAAAAGTTTTACAAGAAGCAACTTTAAATCCTGAAACCTTTTTACGAGGATCGAACCATGAAAAACACCCGCGACATAGTTGTTAAGGCCTTCCTTAATGCCGACGAATTCCTTTCATTCGAAAGCGCTTGCGAGAGCGCAGATGTCAAGCACAGCCCCAAGGTGCGGGAGCTAATAAACGAGTGGACAGCTCGTCAGCATGATAGGCGGCGCGCTCGTGAGATTAAAAGGCCTGCAGCGGGACACAACAGGGCCATGTTGTTGCCGGGTCGCGTTCGCACTGGTGGTCACTTGATGAGCATGCGGATGTGAGCAGATCGATGCAGGCAGAAGGCACAACAAATAGCAACAGAGACACGAGGCAGGAATGAGCAAACCAACACCGAATGATTACATCGTCCGTACTGCGCGACAGTGGCGCGAATCGGATAAGGCTGTTATCGCCGCAAAGGATGGCGAGAAAGACGCGGCGAAGCGTGCGCATCGCGTAGACATCCGCAATCTTCGCAATGCAGTTGATTTGGCCGAGCGTCAGGTAGCGGAACAAGGTCAGGGTGGCGAGCCATGAGCGAACTTCAGCGCATCACCGACATTCGCGAATCAGCCGAGCGCGCAGCAGAGGCGGGATATGACGTAAATACGAATCCGCATCCGCTCGCCACAGAGCCGAGCGAGCATCGGCTGTGGCGGCACTACTTCTTCATGCACAAGACTCAGCTTTTGCAGCAGGAGGCAGCATGAAACAAGTCATTGCGGCTTTTGTTCTCTTGTTCGTGACGTACTTGCCCCCCGCCATTGTTTGCGGACTATTCGATAGCTTTGCACTTACGTTGGTTGTGTTCGCAATTTGGGGCGCATTCTGTGGTTACAAAGTGTGGCCTTGGGTTGGTCGGAGGATCGCATGAAAACCGCCGTCGCCGAAACCAGCATTGCCTGCTACTACGAAAAAGTAACCCCATCGCTCGCGGCGAGCCAGAACGAGCGAACCATGTTCGTCGTCGACGCTGGCCGCGACTACTCGCTATCCGAGCTGATGGCGCTGACAAATACGGCCAGCAATCGCGCGGCTGGTCTTCCCGACATCGATAAATCCTGCATGGCGCGTGTTGTGAATGGCCTGCGCGCCGCTGGTCGGTTGGAAGCGGTTCCGGAAAAGCTGCAACGCAAATGCACCGTAACTGGCGTGACGGTTACGCCTTCGCGGCTGCCGTCTAAGCAGGGGGAGTTGCTATGACTTGCTGCCCATCGGCCCACCTCCCACCGCTTCCCATGATGCCGGTACCCGTTTCAAGCGTTTTGCGGTCGGTCAAATCATGAGCGCGCTCGTCATCAACAGCGATTCTTCCCTGCAGTCGGCCATCGGTTTCCTGCGCGAGCAGTACCAGCGCTACCGCTTTGTGCGCGTGAGCACCAAGACCGGCCAAGATCGCAGCCTGCCGCAGAACGCCATCACTCACGCATGGTACGGCCAGATCGCCCGCGAGCTACGCGAAGACGATGAACTGGGCTGGAAGTGCTACTGCAAGCTGCATCACGGCGTGCCGATCATGCGGGCCGAGGATGACGAATTCCGCGAAACCTACGACAGCGCCATAAAGGGACTGAGCTACGAACAAAAGCTCAAGGTCATGCGCCTGTTGCCAGTCACTTCCCTGATGACCAAAGAACAGTTGAGCAAGTACGCCGAAGCCATGCGCGAAGACTTTGCACGGCGCGGCGTGATGCTGGAATTTCCTGCGGATCAGGATGCGCGGAGGGCGGCTTGAATGGTTTGGCTCTATGTGCCGGGGTTGGAATGCTCGACGAGGGATTCCGGGCCGCATGCGAATTTTTTGGACAAGACTATAGAACCGTTTGCTACGTGGAGCGGGAAGCCGCTGCTGCCGGCCAACTTGTCACGCTTATGGAAGCGGGAGCGGTCGATCCGGCGCCTATCTGGTCTGACCTGCTCACCTTTAACGGCAGCGCGTGGCGTGGAAGGCTGGATTGCATCACTGCCGGCTTCCCGTGCCAGCCGCACTCTATGGCAGGCAAACGCAAAGGCACTGCAGACGAGCGCTGGATCTGGCCTGCCATTGCCGGAATCATTCGCGACGTTTCTCCTCGGCTCGTTTTTCTCGAAAACGTCCGGGGCTTACTTTCCAGTGGCGGGTTCGAAGCGGCAGTCGGATCGCTGGCCGGTATCGGGTTCGATATTGAATGGGGAGTGCTACGCGCGTCCGACGTTGGCGCATCTCATCAGCGCGAGCGCGTCTTCATCCTGGCCTACCGCAAAGGCGAACGACTCGGAGAAGCGGGGCGAGATTTCGAACGATCCGCGCAATGGATTGGTTGGAGCGGCGCAGCATTGGCCGACCCCGAAAGCGAGCGAGATGGATCGTGGCGTATGCCCGTCCGAGCTGAAGAGAAGGACGCCTTCACTCCAGGCGCAGGCTGGAACATGGGGTACGCCAACAGCACGCGACCACAAAGACGGTTCATCGAACATGGAGAACGTTCCGGAGAACGGACTTCTGGGGCGGCAAGTGCTCAACTTTTCGCGCCCGGTCCTCTCGACCATCGATGGGAAGGAATTATCGCCGACAGCCCGCACCTTAGGCCCGCGACTGAACCCGGCGTTTGCATGCTGGTTGATGGGTTGGCCTATCTGGTGGACGAATCCCGCTCTCACCAGCTGCGTCAGGTCGGAAACGGCGTTGTGGCGCTCCAAGCTGCATCAGCAGCTGTCCAGCTTGCTCGCCGCGCCGGAATCTTTGGATAAAGCCGCATGAAACGCACCGCCATTACTCGCCCCAAGCCGCAGCCTTCCATCTTGCGCACCGCCAGCCTGAAGGCGGGAAAGCCGACATTGGCAGCAAAGCCACGCATGAGGAAGTGTTCGAATTGCGGAACGGCTTTCATGCAGCAGCGGATGGGGCAGCAGGTCTGCAGTCTGGCATGCGCACAAAGTTTTGCTAGGCGGTTGCGTGAGCAAAAAGAGCGCAAGGAGCTGAAGGAAAAGAAGCTCGCTCTCAGGCCGCGCAAGTGGTGGCTCGCCAAGGCCAAGACCGCCCTGCATGCCTACATCCGCGCCCGCGACGAAGGCAAGACCTGCATTTCCTGCCAAACGATCCTTATCAAGCTTGGCCGCGTCGGTGGCGACTATGACGCAGGCCACTTCCGCAGCGTGGGCAGCGCAAAGCACCTGGAGTTAGTGGAAAACAACATCCACGGCCAATGCAAACACTGCAACGACTATTTGGGCGGCAACCCGGCTGGATATGAGCGCGGATTGCTTGAGCGCTTCGGCGCCGAGTACGTCGAAGCACTCAAGAACGACAACGAACCACGACATTTGACGATCGATGACTTCAAGGCGATCGAGGCGCATTACAAGGCTGCGCTCAAGCGGCTGGCTATGGATAAAGGGGTGGAGTGATGGCTAATCCATGGTTTCGGCTTTGGACTGACATGGTGAACGATCCGAAGTTTCGGACGATCGCGCGCGTCTCCAGGCAAGAAATCAGCCGCGTGATCTCGGTCTATGTCCACATGATGACATGCGCATCCAATGCAACCGAACGCGGCCACACGGAAGGCTGGTGCGATGAAGACGTTGCGACGGCACTCGACATCGAAACTGAAGACGTGCAAGCCATCAGAGAGGCAATGCAGGGGCGTGTTTTGGACGGTGACTATCTGACAGGATGGGAAAAGCGCCAGCCATTACGTGAGCGTGAAGACGACACGGCAGCTGAGCGCAAGCGCCACCAACGCGCACGGGAAGCCAATCAAAACAATGTCACACCAAGTCACGCCACGTCACACCAAGAAAAGCCTAGAGAAGAAGAGATAAGAGAAGAAGAGATAAAACCAAAGTCAAAGACAGAGGCAACGCAACGCGCTTCGCGGTTGCCTGCTGACTGGCTCGCGAATGACGTAGAAATCGAATTCTGCAAAACCGAGCGCCCCGATCTCGATCCTATTGCGATGCAGGCGAAGTTCCGCGATTACTGGACTGGCGTCCCTGGAAAGCAGGGCTTGAAACTCGATTGGTCTGCGACATGGCGCAACTTCATTCGCAGTGAGCGCGCCCATGCAAAGCAAGCTGCTGGCGCATGGTGGGCGACTGACGCCACGAGCTTGGCAAAAGGTGCGGAACTCGGATTGCGGCCCGGTCTTGGTGAGTCAATGCAGACCTTCAAAGGCCGTATCCAGATAGCTCTAGACAACGCCGGCAGGCCGCCCGCCGCCCGCGCATCGCCTCCCGCCACTGTCATGGCTGCCGAGCCTAAACGGGTAGAGGTCCCGGTACCGCCAGAACTGAAGGCGAAGCGAAGTGAAGAACTGAAGGCTGCGATGAGGCCGAAAACACCATGAATCCATCTCCCGACATCAGCTGCAAGCTCTGCCAGTCCGCGCAAACGGGATCAGGCGCTGCGGTCGATTACAGATGCGTCAGTTGCTGCGTTCGCCTGCTTGGCCGGCTGCATTCGCGGGAGATGGTAGCGGGGATGTTGCGGAGCATCGAGCGCGTCACGGACGACATGCCGGAGCACATCGGGCGCGTTAGGGATGCTTGGAAAAACTATGTTGAGCGAGGAAGGAAATGATTACGAAATACGAGGCAAGAGTAGGTTTGTTTTGGGGTGAAATTAAGCCCGTTGAAGTTGAGCGAGAAACCGAATCATCTGTTTGGATAAGTGGGCGCCGGCAATCTAAGCGCAGCTCCTATCAAAACTATTTCGACAGTTGGGAGGAGGCGCGCGCATTCAAGATTGAGGACTGTGAGCGCGAGGTGGCTGCAGCCCGCAGGGAGTTGGAATATGCCAATTCTAAGCTCGGAAATATTAAGGGCATGAAAAAGCCATGACCCCCGACGAGATAGTCGCTCAATGCGACGTCGAGAATCGCAGGGCCATTAAGGCAGCTGGTGGCGTTGATTCCGAGGTGATGATGGACATGCTAAATGCAGCCAGCATGCGCGGATTCACTCTCGGCCAGAACGTAGCTATATCCATATTGCAGGGTGCGCTGGCTGTAAAGCTTGCG